CACCAATAGAAAGTCCTATTCCTAAAGGTGCTAGAGGACTAAACTGTAAAAGGCTGCCTATACCACCAACTACGTCTATTAAAGATCCTATATAATCTCCTTTTGTATATCTATCATAAGCAAAATAAAAACTAATTAGTGCGCCTATTCCCGGAGCAGCTTTTAATGCTACTAATCCTAAACCTCTAAATAAATTTCCAGCTATACTAGGTAGTAATGTTTTAATTCCTACTTTTGAAGCTGCTTCAGCCCCGCTTCCTATTACTGCACCAACTCCACCTTTAAAAAATATACTTAATGATGTTTCTAAGAAGTTACCAAAAGTTTTAGAAACAATACCAAAAAGACTCAATCCACTAGTAGTAAAAAATTTACCTATTCCTTCTACTATACCCATAAATTTATCTAAAAAATCAAGTTTAGTCCCAAAAAAATCTTCTAACCAAGGTTTTACATTATCACTCCAATTAGCAGCTAATAAAGTAGCTCCAACACCACCTAATAATATAGTAGTTAGAGTACCAAGAAGACCATCAAAAAAACCACTACCCGTTCTTTTATCTAAAATAATATTATTATCTTTAGAAATCTCTTCTGCTTTATTATTTTTTTCTACTACTTTATTTAAATATGTATCAAATAATCCGTCTACATATGAAGACGTTTCTTCTGAAAATTTTATAGTAGTTGTTTTTTCACCTAAAGTTTTCTGCTCACTTAAATTTTCATCCTTTTTAGTTGTAGAACTTTCTTTAATATTAGAAGTATTTTCATCGTTTTTAACTGTTGAAGTTTCTCTAAGATTAGAGATTGAAGATAGGTTGCTTAAATCATCTATATCTTTATTTGCTTTTTTTAAAGATTGTTTTAGTTTTGATTTATAATCTTGTAAATCTTTTTTTAATTCATCTACGTTTCTAACTGTTTTTGATAATCCTAAAGGATCAAAAATTCTTTTAATATCTTCTGTTTCTAAAGATCTTAATTCCTTTTCAAATTTATTTAAGAATTTAGATTTAAACGTTTTTCTTAAATCATTTAAATAAGTTTCATCTTGCCCAAAAAAGATTTGATTAATAAATGATTTTGCATCTACCGTTCCGTTAAATTCTAATTTAGATAAAACTTCTAAAATATCAGACATATATTATATACTTATATGTCTTAATCTTTTTTGATTATCAATTCAAAAACAATAAGCTGTCAATGTTTATTATTTTTGAATAGTCTTCAAACTCAACCTTTAATATATCATCCGATAATGTTTTCCATTTAGAAACATTTTCTAATATTTTTTGCATTATATTACTAGGTAATTTTTCTATTATTTGAACCTTTTGTTTTGGAATCAAAGCCATAAAAGATATTTCCTTATCACAAATCCAAATTTCATTTATATATTTTGTGGTTTCTGAAATAAATGCTTCAGTAATAATATCTTGAACATCCTCTTGAGTTTTAACTTGGTCTGCTTTTTTATTATTTTTAGTAAATTCTTTATCAAATTCTAATTCAGTTTTTATAGTAGGATATTTTAATAATATTTTTATACTATTTTTTTCATTTTTAACTTCTACTATTTCATCTTTTGGAATATTGCATATTTTAAACTTTTCTAAAATTTCATTCAAATCAAAAGATTTATTTATTTTATTTTTAGAATCAAATACAATATTTAAAGTTTCAGATATTTGTCTTCTTAATGTTATGGCTATAGACGCTTTATCTAATATATAAAGATTGTCTATAAAATTTTCTTCTACGTCGTCTATTATATTATTTTTTAAAATTTCATAAAACGAATTAGTAAATCCCGTATTATATACAGAATTATCTATAGCAACTCCCAATAATTTTTTTTGTTGCTTTGCATCCATTTCTTTAAATTTTATTGTTTTTTGTTTTGATGGTATCCAAACATCAACAGTAAAACTTTCAGATACAGAATTTACTAGATTTAATGCTTCATTAAAATTAATTATATTATCGTTCATTTTTATTATTTATTTGACATTTCGTTGAATTCAATCGCTAAATCTTCTAATGACTTATTGTTACCAACTTGTGATTCTTCAGAATTATTAGATTTATTATTTTCACTTATTATAGAAAAATATATTTTTCTTTCGTTTGGAGACATATTTAATATATAAGACGCATCCATTCCACTTCCGGATAATGTGTATATTTCTTTATATATAGATTTTATATCAAATGAGAAAAATATTTTAATAAACATTATAAAATTTAAATTGTAAAAATTAAATTTATAATCTTTAAAAAAATCTATAGATAAAAAATCTTGATCTATTAATAAGTTTGATATTTCTAAAATTTTATTTTCTATTTTATTTACAACTCTAGATGTTAATGAGTTTAAAACTTCTTTTTTTTCTTCTATTGAAAAATTTTTAAATGAAATTTTATTATTATTTATTTCTATAAAATCTATAAATTCATACATTATTTCATTTATAAAATTATAATTTAAATTACTTTTATTTAAAGCATTAAAAAATAATTCTATAGAACTTATAGATGGCCATTTTAAAAAAACTTTAAAGTTTTTTTCTTCTATTATATTATTTTTAGTGCTAAAAATATATTCATTAAAATCCAATAATTTCTAAAATTATTTAGATTTAAAATTATTTTTTTCTTAGAAAAATTCTCATCATCCTGATTTATAGTCAATTCTAAAATATTACCATTACTAATACATCTTAATTTTGTCATAAATAAAACATATTCAATAATATCTATAGTTTTAAAATCTTCATAATTTTTAACACAATTAGATATTACATCTAACGTTGATAGATAAAATTCATACAAATCAGAATGAGAAGTTTGTAACGTTAAATTAACTTTAGATAAATATATTTGTTGTTCCGTAGTAATTTCTTTAAATTTTAAATTTATATTACTATAAGGAAGATATAGTATATGATCAAAATATATCATTAACTAATTATTTAAGATTTAACATAAATCTAGTATTTGAATCTGATATACTATAGTTATCATAACAGAAAGAAACGTTACTATATTTCATTCCATCCTCTGCATATGAATATGTCTCGCCTTCAATAGAAATAGGAGCAACATTAAAAAATCTATAAACTTTTCTTATTTGCATTTTATTATATTGTCCAGCTTTAGCTAACATTACAATATCAACATTATCTAATTTAACTCTTTTTGGTGAGTTTTTTTCTCTAGCCATTAATCCGTAATATCCTACAGAAATTATCCAAGGTCTAATAACTAAATCTAAAAAAGAAGCATTTGTTTCTAACATAGTAATGCTTAAATTATCTGGCTGAGATCTAGCTGATGCAGTAGTAGGAGCTTGATATCCACCATAAGATAAACCATCATGCGATGCCGATATCGTTTCTTTAGGTAAAACGACTTGTTTTGCAAAAACACAACCCGTTAGACTAGTTTCAGAATGATGCAATCTATTACTAGTTAAATATAAAGAGCCATCACTACTTAAATTCCAACTACTTTGATTTTCTAATTCGTTTAATTTTGGAGTAAAATTGGAAAAGAATTTATTTCTTTTTAATGGATCTAAATTAAAAGATATAAACCATTGACTAGCTAATGCTAATCCAGTAGGCCATTCTCCCAGTAAATCTAAATAATATGAATAAGGACTTTTATATCTTTCTAACATATTATTTTAGAAAAATTAATTTGTTTAAGATGAACCTAATCTCCAATATTGATAAGCTATAGTTGCTTGTTGAGTAATTATATCTCCAGCGGTAGTGACATCTAAAGTCATATCTCCTGTATTTACACAATATGCTCCAAAAAGAGTATATGTTCTTAATGGATTACCTTTTTTATCTATTAGAGTTAATATTACTTGATTGCTTGAATCTTTACTTGGAATGTTATATGACCCAGTACTTGTAGCATCATCAAATACAGATTTTGTCCAATCTTCAAATTTTCTTCTTATTGAAAAATTTTGAGGAATTCTAAAAGTTATATTCCAACCATTTGAATTAGGATATTGTGCTGTTCCGGGAACGTTAAATTGTAATCCCATAAACGGAACTTGAATATTATTAATAGCTCTACCAGGTAGAGTTGTAGCCGTAGCATACATTAATTCGTTTATGTTAAATCTAGAACCTCCCAAAGCAACAACTCTAAATAAATTTTGTCTAGCAAAATCATTTATAGTTGCTGCGTTATAGAAGTTTTCTATTCCAGTTGTTTCGAGTAATCCAGCCATATATTATATACTTATCTAAATTTATCTACAATTATCCAATTATTTCAGAAAAAGTAACACCAGTTCTTGTTCCGATAAAATCTGCCAATATAAACTCAGCTGTTCTAACTGGTTTGATATATATTGACACTTTAAGTTCATTATTATCGATAACATCTGGGGTGTTATTTCTTTCATCGCAAACTATTTCATACTCATATAAACCATCATTCAATTTGGCTTTATCAAAAATAGGTAATAAAGCTCCGACTAATCTTTGTCTAGTTGTAAATGTATTTGGTTCGAATACATAGTATTTTAATAATTCTTTTGTTTGTTTTTCTAAAGTTAAGAACAATCTTCTAACGTTAATTCTATCAAATGCGGAAGGTTTACGATATAATGTTTTTTGTCCAAATACTGCAAAA